CGTAATCAACATCATCTAATCTATGAAGCAATACTTCACCAGATCCGGGCGATCTGGTAATTGCGCTTGCGAATGCGATTCTGGAAATTCTTTTATCTACAGCGTCAATAAAACTATCAAGTTCTTTTCTAAATGATGAAACATCGGCAGCAGGGCCTTGAGGACCAATATCGCCTTTGTCTCCCTTATCACCCTTATCGCCCTTTTCACCACGAAGGCCTTGAATGCCTATAGGACCAGGAGGACCCTGTTCACCAAGATCGCCTCTTTCTCCTTTTATTCCACGAAATCCCTGTGGTCCAGGATCACCGCGATCTCCTCTATCTCCTTTTGGACCTTTTAGATGAATTTCACCAATATAAAAAGATGAATCTTTTTCTTTTATGATTCGTTTTAATTCTGAGATTATTTCTCTTTTTGCTTCGTTTGCTTCCATTTGAGCAAATCGAGCAGCAACATTTAATAACTTAGCGCGTTCTATCTGATACTTTTTACCAGAAAATTGCTCTGTTATTTCTTTACGAATATCTTCTTTTGTTGCGTTAGCAAACTTTTCTGCGATTGATAAAAGTTTTGCTTTTTCTAAATCGGTCATTGCTAGAGATCATCCTTAATAATATCCTCTTTAGAAACTCGGTCAATCGCTTTTGTCATATTTTCAATCAGCATTCTATCATCATCTGTAAGATTTATATCAAGATCCTCTCTTCGTGCTGAAGGAGTTTGCTTGATTGCTGTATTAGAAACTTTTTTTGTTTTAGGAACAGGATTTCTAATACTTGGAGTTTGTTGTTTATTTGCCGCCGGAGATCCTTGTTGATCCATCATGTCTGGCTGTGCAAGAGCATTGGCCGCAGCAGCATTATCCATTGCGATCTTATCTTCAGATTCAATTTCTTTATTAATAGTTTCAATTTCGTCTTCGTCTTGTTTTAGAACATTCTTTCTAATCCAATCAACAGAAAAATATTTTCCTGTATAACTATCAACTTGACCAAGAATTGCGAGACGAGAATTTAATATTTCTTGTTCTTTTAATTCTGTAAAATAATTGTCTCTCTTAAAATCATATTGAATATCGTTCTTATACTTCTGAAATTCTTCTTTTGACATAACTCCAGTAAGAACAAGTTGTGTCTGAAGAATATTATCAAACAACGCAGAGAATTGCGATCTAAGTCTATCAATAAATTTTGAGAATTTTACTTCGTCTCTTGTTACTTCTGACGCTTTTCCAAGACTAAATCCATTATCTGTTTCCATTCTTGTAATAGGAACATTTAATGACTTGTATAGTTTACGACGGAAATAATCAACATCTTCCATTTGACCAAGATTTTCACCACCCGGTAGTGTTGTAATTTCTGTACCACGGCCACCTTCGCGCCGCGGTAGCCAATAATCTTCAAGCATAGTCATAAATTTACGAACATCTTGAACTTCACCAGTATTTGCGTCATAGACAAGTCTATTCTTATGTCTGACCATCATATCGCGGACATACTGTTCTGCTTTTTGTTTTGGAAGATTACCAACATCGATATAGAAAATACGACGCTCTGGCGCTCTTGCTAATCTGTAAATAACAACAGCGTCTTCAAGCATTCTTAGCTGATTAAGAGGCTTCAATGCTTTATGAAGATGTGAAAGCACCATTCTATTTCTTGTATCCATAATTCCACTTGTAACATAGCAAATAGAATCAGGTGAAATTTTAATTCCCTGCATAGGAACAGAAGCGCCTATTCCTACGTTTGGCGCAGACGTTGCTGTGCCTGTAGGAGTAAGCATTGGACTGTAAATATAATATTCCTCGTAAGCAGGAATAACAATAACGTTATTCACTGTTTTCTGTGTTTGAGGAATTGGCTGTCTGACTTTTCTAATACGTCTTGGATCAATATATCTAAGTTCTTGAATACCATTTTTTGGATTTGTAATATCAATCATAATATGATAAAACATTCTTCCGTCTATATACCAGCGACGGAATACATCATATGCGATATTTTGAAAATCCAGAAGTTGGAGTACTTTATCGAATTCTTCTTCGATTCGTTTTTTTACTCGATCTGGTAACTTTAAATTATCAAGAACAAGACTAACACAAAGTTCATTTTGATCTGATGTAATAGCCTCATTAACAATATCGTCAATCGCAGAATCGCATTCAGGATTCATCGACATTTCACGATATCGAGTTACAAGTTCGGCTTCGTTTTTTGCTGTACCTTCAAGATCAAGAACTGTTCCATATGCTCCACCAGGAGCAACTTCCATAGCGCCGTCAAAATTAGTTGGCGGCGCAAACGATGGAACATTTTGAGATTTCTTTATCTCGTCTTCAATACGTCCTAGACGAAATCCAAATAACTGGATTGCCATTTATATTTTCTCCAAAACTAACAATAACAAAATATAAAGACAATCAAATTATAATTCGATTGCCATATTGATATATTTAGCCACCAGCAGCGAATGGCGCTGCGGAAGCAGCATCGGCATTTCCCTGAGAATCATCATTTGGCTGCCAGAAATCATAAGCAAGTTCAACTTGAAACTCTTCAATTGTATCGGTTGTTTCCCAATTTAAATCGATTGAAGAAACGCTGACAGGCCAAATATTGAAAAATTTATATGATTTAGAAGGCAATGCTCCTGATGCTGTGTCTGTGCCTCCGTTAAGAACTCCAGTTTTAGCATAATGCTGTACAACCGCAGTTGATCTATATGAATTTGCACCAACACCACCCGCTTCTTGAAGATAGCTGCCGTTTCTTAGATTCTGTTCGTGACTATTAATTACTTGATGCCAAGTCTCAAATAGATCGCGTACAGCAAAATCTTCGTCGTTAAGAATTGTAACTGTCCAATTTTCAAACGTTCTGTTTCCTGCAACCTTTATTTTACGACCAAAATATGGAACTTCAATTACTCCTAATGTTGCTGTTGGAATTTGAGCAGCTTTACACACAAAGGGAATTTGTGCTGCGGCACCACCCAACGCAGAAGGAGGAGTGATAGTTACTTGAAATAGAGACGGTCTGGCGCCGCCTAGAGGAAGACCCGTAGAGGCAAATGTACTAACATTGAATGGCATTTTTTATTTCTCCTTTAAAAGGTTTTAATTATTTATTTGCCTTTTTAGAACTTACCAATAACCTCAGTGAAGTCAACGCCAGTTCTTACTGCAATAAAGTTAAGCTGGATAAAGTTAATTGAACGTGCTGGCTTGATGTAAATATCTCCAACGAATTCGTTACGATCAATGACTTCTGGAGTGTTATTTGTTTCATCGCACACTACACGGAAGTCGTAGATACCACGACGACCCTGTACGTCTCTGAGGAATGGTTCCACAAGAGCTTTAAATTGTGCGCGAGTGAATGCATCGTTGAACTCGAATAGAGTAAACTTAGAAGCAGTTGAAATTGCCTTCTCTAGTACGATAAAGAGACGACGAACGTTGATACGATCAAACGCAGATGGTTTAGCAAGAAGAGTTTTATCACCAAATAGAACAGTACCTTGTCCTGGGAAAGTAGTTACAGGATTAATACCATTCTTATATAGCTGATCTCTTTCAGCTTTACCTGGATTGAATGCAAGACGAACAACATTCTTAATCTGTCCACGATTGTATCCAGCTGGTGACCACCAAGGATCTCTTTCCATATCTGTGCGAACCATTGTGCCAGCAGTATCACCATTCATAGGCACATAACGATAAAGATCGTTGTACTTATCATATTGATATTTCCATCCGCTATCTAGAACTGCGTATGATGTAGATGGAAGTGTCTGACGGAAAGTAACAATATCATCAACCTCAGAACCAGAATAAAGACTATTGTTTACAACATCTGTCTGAAGAGGTGAAAGCACAACTACACAATCTTTACGCATTTCAGCGATATTATTGATAAGATGAATTGCTCTTGTTGATGTTGACGCACCACCAAGAATTAGTGCAATATCTGTTTTTTCGGCATCTTTATAAAGATTATATGAATTAATATAATCTGCTTCTCTTGGAGTGGCACCATCGCGGCCTTTACCGAGTGTAGTATTTTTTGGTGTTGATTGAGTACCAGTGCCAAAATTTACTGCGGCACTAACTCTATTACCAATAAAGGATATTCCAGAAGGATGTGCTGCCCACCAAATCCAATTTGAATTTCTATTAATATAATCCTTATAGTAAATATTTGTGCCGTTTTCAGAATGTGCTGTTGATGATTTTGATAGTGCAGGGAATCTCTCTATAACAGTATTTGCTGTTCCTGAAATTGAACCGGAACGATCCACAACAACAACATGCATTTCATCATTTGATGAATTATAACGAGAGGCTTCTTGTGACGTTCCTGGAGCAGAATCAAAATAATTGTAGAATTCCCAACGACGAGTTGTTGTTACGCCACCTGCTGGAGAACTATTTCCAACATACTTTGATTGAAGAACAAGAGTATTTGCATCTGTAATAGAAGCAACCTTAACTTCAATCTTATCTGGCCCAGCGAGAAGAATATCACCAACAGTTATTTGACTAGTGAATGCTGTTGCTCCAATACCTTGGACTGTCGTTGAATTGTTTGAGAATACAAGAGTTCCGCTTAGGGTTGACTCGTAAGCATTTGCTGTTGAACAAACAGAAACTCTTAACGCATTTCCTGCTGAGCCTGGATATTTTGCTACCCAACCACCAACACCAGAAATTCCCTGAGAATAATTTGCATTATAATCATCTTCGTTCTTAATGATTGTGTTAGTGCCGTTGCTTGAATTTCCGTGAGCATTTCTTGCTACAAGCGTGTCTGTGGCAAGAGTTGCTGTATTTGAACTACGAACAACACGAGAAACATATAGAGAGTTTCCATAAGCAAGGAAGTTCGCTGCGGTAAAAAAAGTCTGAAGCGGTATTAGAATTTGGCGTTCTAAAGTTGCGAACTAGAGTATCTTCCGAATCAACAAGAACACGAATGCCGGTAGGACCCCAAGAAAAGTGTCCTGCGAATGCGCCAGTTGTTGTGCTAACTGCCGGAATGATTGTAGTAAGATCGATCTCACTAACATTTACGCCGGGAGAGATTTGAAATGCCATAGGACTATTCTCCTTTATTTAATATTCATTAAGCGATTTTGGCGCTTTGGGTCTTAGTAGTCGTTTTTATTTATAAAAATGTGAATTTCTCTAAAAATGCGATGCTGTCCT